GCTTAGTGAAGCCTAATCGTTTCAATTCTGCATTTTTGATGAAGATACCACCACCAGGAACGAGATACGAGCCACTCACTGAGTAACCTAGAGCGCTTTGGCTGAATTGAGTCATCGCTCTTGTTCTGTAGAAGTCATTAATGTACGAGCTACAATATCAACTACTACAGACTTAACCACGTTCTCATAACTAGTACGCTCTACAACCATATTGTCTATGTCTTTTCCATAGCGACGAGCCTCTTCCCTCAGCATGTCAGATACAGTGGCAAGAAGTGCATTCGCTCTATCAATCTCAGACGGTTGCAGTCGTTTCCATAGTCGCTGTAAATCGTCTAAAGTCGCAAATGAGTCCATTATTCATCATCCTTTGCTTCTTTCTTCGTTTTAGCTTTAGTTTTCTTTTCTTCCACTGGTTCCCATGAGCCTGATAAAACACAATTAGTCTCAATAATAACCCCAGTTTTTACGTCTCTATATTTCATATCAGAGACCTACGCTTTTACACGAGCAAATGAGTCTTCATCAAGAATTCCCCATCCGATATATGCTTCAGATCGTAAGCAGATTTCGTTATATTGTTTCAAGTCGCGTCCAGCTCCATCTGGATCACCATATTGGATAATTTCTAATGGAATATTATCTGCATAACCCCATTTGAAGCGGTTAGCAAAGTCGCCGACAATCACATGGTCTTGCTCAGCAGTTCCACCTGTTACAGTTAAGTTTTTGCTGATATCTGATTTCATTCCATAGAATGAGTCAGGATTTTGTCCGAAGCGGAATTCAGGGTATTGTACAACACCTTGTACTTTAATTTTAGATAATGCTTGACCTGCAGTTGGAGATAATGCAATACCTGTAACTTCTCCACCTTTTGCAACAATTTGTTGAACTGCAGCATCAATATTTTCATCAATATGGTCCCCATCATAAGTAGTAATGTTATTTGTTACTAAACCATCAAATGAGTTCTTAGCACGGAATGAAGCATCCGTCATACCTTTTGGTTCTAAGCCGTGAAGAGCTGCAATATCAAACGCTTGTGCAATTTTTTTAGAAAATCCATCTGTAAATGTATCTAAGAATTGTAATTGTTTTTCTTCTGAAGCTCGTAAGAATTCGTCTGTAATACGTGCTTGATAAACGAATTTTAATGGTGTAATGACTTTAGAAATAACCTTAGCTTCTCCAGCTAACTTTTGTTCACCTTCACCTACGATTTGAGCATTGCCTTCTAGGTTGAACACCATTTGTTCTGTTCCTGCAAAAGGAATTGGAGTTTGAGCTGATAAGTTAGCTAAAACTGATTTGCCTTGTACTTTTGAAAATAATTCTTTAACCAATTCTGGCTTAAATAATGTTCCTGCTTTTAAACTTTTATCTGTCATAATTTTTTTCCTCTTTTCTATTGATTTAATTGTTGTAACATTTGTCGCATCGCACTAGTTCTTTCATCACCAATGACAGGTTCAACATCTTTTAGAGGGGCGACTGTTTTTGGTTTGATAAATGCAGATAAACGTTCCGCATCGGCTTGCAAGCTCTCTTCGTCGCTACCTTGTAATCTGTCTACCAATTCATAAGGAAGACCGTTTCGCAATGCGATTTGTGTACGAAGCTGTGTTCCTTTGAACTTCTCAACAACTTGGTTAACTTCTGCTAATTCAGACTCTTTAGCGCTAATAAATTCGTCTTTCTCAGCTAGTAGTTTGCTGTTGCTGTCGATTGTTGCTAGTAGCTCAGCGTTCGTTTTTTCCAATTCCTTCACACGAGATTCAAACTTCTCTAATCCGGCATACTTCTCTTTCTGACGAGCGAGTCGTTCACCAATGATTCGGTCTAGTTCTTCTTGTGTTTCAATTGTTTTAAATTCAGGCATGTTACTGCCTCCTTTCTCCGCGTTTAACCTGCGCGTACAGTAATTTTTTTATTAAAAAAAACCACTACATAAGCAGTGACTTTTAGTTTAATAACTGATTTTTTGTTTTTTCTTTGGCTTCGCTGTTGCACAAATCCAATGCGCTAACAGGGCGCTGTCCATAAGGCTAATGTCTACATCATCAAAGTGTGAACGATATCCAAATCCACCATTTGAACCAATGTTACGTTTGTCGCAATTAGTTACGACCTTTGAAAGTGACGGTTGACCTGAATGACAAATGGTTTTCTGATACACACCTTGCTCAAACATAGCGTTTGCTACGATGATTTCTTTAACCGTCGGCAACACTACATTCCTTATTCGGAATTCTCTCAATTCATCATCGAGAACTTTCTGCCCACTAGCACCATCTATAGCTATTTGAGATGGTTTAGCTTTCCTTAAGAAATCAACTATCCATCCATTACCATTTCGAACAGATTGACAATCCACCGTTTCAACGAAGATATCATCGAAATCTGTCCTAATAGCAATACTCAAGGCTACGTTAGTACCATCTTGCCCGTACTTAATGCCAACGAACATAGGGCCTTTGAATTTAGGTACTTCATCAAGTCGAAGTGCCTCCCACTCAGCTTCTGAGATTGCTGATTTTTGATTGTATGTAGGCCAGAAACCAAGACGCTGTATGTTGTGGTCTAGCTTATCGTCACCTAGTTCGGCTTCAATCTTACGTTCGTCTAAGTGGTAACCCATTGAAGGATTAGAATTGTACCAAGCTTCAATGTCTGATATCTCTTTCTCAGTAGACACAGACCATTCTGCCCATCCGGAATACTTACCACGACCAAATAGACACGTTTCACGGAATTTGCTGAACACAGTACCGCTTGAGACGGGGGTTGGAGGAGTTCCACACATTACAGTGATTGGATTATCACTGTCAGTAACCGTATATTTCAACGCTGACTCCTGCTCAGTTGTATATTCTTGAGCCTCGTCTATGATCATGATGTCGAATCCTTCACCAAGTCCACCGTTCGATGTACGAGTTCTAAACTGCAGCACTCCTTCTGTATTAGTTAGAGCGATTCGTTCTTGACCTTTGGCGCGAATAGATGTGAAGTCTTCACCATCCACGTATCCCATCTTTTCTAAATACCGTTTTACCTTCTCAAAAGAAGAGTGTGAGGTACTAATTCGATGAGCCGTGTGTAATATGTTCAATCCTTGATGTAATCCCCAAAGTTCAAGCATATAAAGAAGTTCGGATTTCCCATTCCGTCGTGGAATGGAATATCCGAACTTCTGATGGACCCATAGGCCTTTTTTATCAACAGCCATCATAGCCTCTAGCAATTTCTTTTGCCAAATATAGCTGCTTAATCCTGTTTTCTCATAAATTTCTATAGCTTCCTTACCAAGTGACCGTTTTTTAACAAATGGAAGAATGACCGACTGTGTAGGAAACTGATTACCATATTTCTTTCGTGCCATTCATTAGTCCTTTCTGATTATTTTACATCTAGTTGTTAAAAAAATACTTATCTTCTACAATTTTAAATTCAGATTTAGGATATAGATAATCTTCTCCTGATTTATCTACTATTCTATACCATCCATCTTCCTCTGAAATTACTTCATACTCTTTCCCTTCATCAAGAGTATGTGGCTCTGTAGGGCCTAAATATACTACTCTCATTTTATAAACCTCTTAACTTTAAATTCTACTTTCCCAACTTCTGGATGCTGATACCAATGTAATTCTGCAACTCTATCATTTTCTAACGTAGCAATACCGGTAATCTTTTGCCACAATTTTTCGTTTTTAGTCCTATATTGTGTAGTAAGTCTACGAATATCATCTATTTGTCTCCTTACATCTTTCCCAGCAATAACATTAACATTAGTTATTGTACTTCCTTGTTTAACTCTTACTGTACCTTTTACAGGATAAGATGTCTTAACATAAACATCTCTTGCCTTAGCACTAATTGATTTCGGTAATATAATATCATCTAATCTTTTCGTATCTATTATACTACTTTTATGCGAAGGAGACCATTTTTTGCTCCACACATTTTGTTTTTTTCCATCCCCAGGATGATAATCTACTGTGCAAGTGCATCTATCATGTCGTCTAAATACGTCCCTGTTTACTCCTGGATAAGTATAGACACCAGCAAGTTTACTGCACCAAGCGCAACAATTGCCGTCAGTTGTACGAACAATCTTTGGCTTTAATCCCGATTTAAAATGAAAATCTGCATTTACTTTGATGTGATTATCAACAATGTTTTGGTTGAAGTTAACAATAGGTTCTTTAAGAATCCATGACACATCGTCGAACTTCTCTTCGTATGACAAACGATTTACTAAACCATCGATTCTTTCTTGATTGATTGGAGCCTGGATGGATTTTAGCCCAATCCCAGCCTCCTTATTTAAAGCCTCTTGAATCTGCTTAGCGTATGTACTTACCATCTTGTGATTAGTACCCAGTGTTTCATTTAAAATACGACTAGCAATATTAAAATGCATCTTTCCATCAGGAAGGATTAATCCACTAATGTTATTTTGAAGTGCCTCAGAAAGAATCTGCCCTAATTTAGTTGCAAATTCGTGAGCGTCTATAAAGTTAGCTTTCCCACTTCTCACTAGAAGTAGTAATCTTTCTAATTCTGCACTCTTTTCAGCCTGTTCAAAAAAATCAGCTTTGATTTTCTCAAGAAGTTCTGGAACGATATCATCCATTCACATCAGCTCCTTTAATTCCTGTTAAATCGCGAATAGTTTCTGCTGTGATATAGCCTGGTAGAACTTGGTTTAACTTAATAGCTCCATCTCCAAGCATTGTTAATGTAGATGCATCAGCTTCGAATAGTGGTTCCCATTTAACTACAGTTTTTGAGAATTCCTTACGCATAAATCTGAAATCATCACGTAAGCACACAGCTACATAAGCAACGTTTAAGAATCCTGAACCTAGAGACCTCTGTGCTGCTTTCCCTGCGAGTCTCAAGTTCTCGTGACTCGCTTTGATAGCTTCGACGCTTGATGGATTGTCAGAAACGAATCCTAAGTCATCAAGTGTTAATCCTGTTTCTCCAGCAAAGCCTGCCGCTGCCATTTTAAGTTGTTCAACGAAAGGTGTCATGCTTGCAGCAGTAAACTGCCCAACTGACGGTTTGTCTCCATCGTCATCTTTTGTAAACATAATAAAACTTGAAATAGTTGCTTTAAGGCTCTCTATCGTTTCTGCTTCTTGACTAACACCAAGCACATATTTCTGAGGGAATGAATAGAACTCAGCAGTCACTTCTGAACGTTCAATAGTTCTTTGTGCTGTCTTCTGATAGTCAATCCCTGACCTCGTAATTCTTGAGCGCCCGAATGGTCTGTCTGCGTCTGGTCTATGGATAATAGGCACCAGCAACGGAATTCCTGTTGGATTTTCAATCGAGTAAGGTTCTTTCCCTTTTGGATAGAAGATTGTTTCGTCCGGTGTGAAATACGCTTCTAATAACGGTCTATAGTAATCATCGCGCTTAAGAACTGCATAGCCTTCTGTTAACAGATTAGTAATTGGATCTATAATCCCTGTTGCGTTGCTTGCCTCAATCACTTGTAATCTAGGCATTCCCTCTTCATCTTTTGAAATGTAGATAAAGCAACATGAACCAATCAATGCAGATAAGATCGCTGAATCAAAAAAGATATCCGGATTGTTGTACTGAAAGATTTCATTAGCGTTAAATGCATCGTTCGAAAATTCTCTGAAAATCAATCTGTCCGCTAAGCTATCTACAGCTTTAGTTGTCCATCCAAGAACTGTCTTGTACTTATCTCGGATTTGAGCCGGAATAGTGACTCCATCCGTGTTGTCTCTTTGCTTCATTGAGTAATAGTTATATCTTAGTTGCACTCTACTGCGATATCCGTTCAATTTTCGTTGTAGATACGCTTTACCTTTCAATTCCATTTTCTTATACACATCTGACGCTGCCT